ATCTTGAGGATTTAGTGCAACCTCACAACGCAAGAGTTTATAAAAATCATTCGGCAAAGGATACACATTGGCTTGATAAACCGGGTCAATGGTTCCTGTTGTTGTGTAGCTATAAGGAACTTGAACAAAATAATCATTCCCGAATTTCTGCACCAGAATGTCATATAACTCTTTGTAGCTCTGCGCGATCATTGAGTTCCATTCCTGTGTTGTAACATTGCCGGAATTTAACAAGTCTGATCGCTGCTGAGACTCAAGGCGCATATTTCCAAGCGTTGTCTGACCTGGCTTAAGCGATTGAGCAGGAAGCGCAACGGTCGGCACCGCTGATGCGGTCGCGGTTGCTGACACAATCTGATAATAATAGATTGTGTTTAGTGTTCCCGTTGCGTCGATATATTGCAAAGCCGCGGTCTGACCAATGGTTGTAAAAGTAACACCATCGGTGCTTCTATTAATATAGTACGTTGTCGCAACAGGCGTTGGATTCCAATTAAGAATTGCCTGGCCCTGCGCCGATTGAGCAATGAAACCGCTCGGCGTTGGAACATTTCCTTGTGCGGGAATAGTAGGCATTTAAAACCTCTTATTCTTCGTGTAGTTCAGGACTCTTAATTTCTTCCGGCGGATTTTGCTCTCTATGCTGCAAATGCAGGTCCATAAAATTAGCTAAGGCTTGCATGGCTTTATGCGGCGATTTTTCCTCGTGCATTGCGGCCATTAAATCCTTCATAGCAACATGGCGCCCATCGATTTCACCATCGGCGTCTTTGACTATCTCAGGTTTCATCTGTGTTGCGCCCATAGGCTCACCGCTTGTGTTTTTGCGGCGAGCCAGGATAGTTGCCATGCGTTTCTTTTCATCGAAAAGAATCATGTTATTCCCCTTGAACTAAGATGCTTGAACCGGAGAAAACAAAACTCAACATGATCAAAGAGCCGTCTGTTGGTTGAGTCAGAGTTCCTGCGTTTAAGCACTGAAGTTGCAAATAAGAACCCCAAGATTGACCGATGATGTTATATGCAGAGCTAGTCAATGTCAGTTGTGGGTTTCCAACAATCTCAAGCTGGTCGGCACCAGACGCACCAATCGCAATCACCGTTCCGCCACCGGCAACAGAAGTTGTTTTAGCCGTAAAAGGAACACCTACTGCAGGTGTGATTCCAATTGGAAGACCAGCCGCTTGCCACTGGGCCAAAGTCGAGGCGCCAAGAGCTGCAATTTGATATACTTTTCCAACAGTCAAACCAGATGATGCAGCAGACCCAGTTGTGGGGCTTGCCAAAGTTGAATAGGCACCAAAAAGGCGATTAAAAGAATCCTGAAACTGCACAATGATATTTCCATTTGCAGGATTAGGGTTGGTCGAAGAAGGTGAAGAACTGTGCATGTAAACAGCATAAACGCCGCCACCGACAAGTCCTGTGACGCCGGCACCAGCAGTCGAAGCGACTTTGAAGTTACAATCGATCTGAATCGGCATTTTATGTTTCGTGTAGTAAAATTGCGTGTAGCGCTGATTAGCCATTTTGCCCCCTAAGGTTTTGGGTTTAGTTTTCCTATTTCATCGCTCCCCAGCGGTTTATAGGGAAGGCATGTGGCCTTCATATATGGTCAATGTGTAAAGGTGGGGCCGGATTTTAACCCAGCCCCGATAGGTGTTAAGGCACCTATATTGAATAAATTAAAGTACTGGCCAAAGGGCTAGGCAACAAAAAACTTATCGCAAAAAGAACTGGCCCACACTTTTGGTATGGGCCAGAGTCTAACTACTTGATATTATTCACGAATCAAAACGCCTGAATCTGTACTTTAATAACCCCGTTGTGACCGGGTTTATTGGTATACATGTTAACATAAGAGCCAACCAATTTGTTACTCGCCTTGCGGCGGGGAAAACCTCTTCGGATTTTCCTCAACCCCTTCTTTTGTTATAGGGTTGTTCAGACTATCGCATCCCTCTCGGGCCATCTCACTTAGTCGTTCACGGTGGTTTTCACCTTCCGCCTTGTTGTCCTCTGCAGGAGTTCCAAGTCAATCAGAGACGGTTTTCTATACTGCTTTAAGCAGCAAGGCGCATTGTTCTACGCAATTCGGCTTGATCCACGCCAGGAACACGAAGAATTTCTATCTCATCCATATACTTTAAAATATGAGGAGCAGAATTCTGCGAGCGCAAAACCCAAGAATCCATTTCCAGACAATAAATCAAACCATCTGGACAATTTCTGTCTGGGAAAATGCTCATGACAGTGTTGGCACCGTTAACTTGAACGCCACGAAATCCAATTTCACCAATGGTTTCGTCTATATACTGCACCTTACTGCCCAAACTTGTTATGAGCGCTGTGTACGTCGCATAACTACAAACCCCAGTGTCAACGCGACCGCCATTCAAAGCGATTCGCCCTGTGCCTTGCAAAAGTGCTTCTTCCAGTGACAGGCCAGAGCCGTCAAAAGTCACACCAGCTAAACGCTGACTGTCGATTGCGCGGTTCACGCCAAAGAATGAATCGCCAGAGCTAGCAGGGCCAGCCAAAGGCAACCATGCAGCAAGACCCGCAATTTTCAACAAGCTATTGGTTCCAGCAGAACCAGAAGGCTGGAAGTTGTTGTTGGATGTTGTGGGCAAGTCACCTTGCATTGCCAAGTAGTAGTTTGCAGGCCAGTCAGTCACAATGTTAGTCGAGCAAGTGACATACAAGATGCCATTGTTTCGATCAACCGCTGTGATTTGAGCAACGTCTGTAGGCGCTGTTCCAGAGCCGTCGACATTCTGAACTGCAACGATGTATTGGTTAACTTCAAACTGAACCGCATCGTCTGGGTTAGTTAAAGTCACGGTATAAGCAGAACCAGAAACAAGAGCAACAGCTCCGACCTGGCCAACAGTACCAGCACCGTTTCTGAACATTGCAGAAGCTAAGCGATTAACTGCAGTTTGAAATGCAGCATCGATCATCAACTCAGCGCCGTCAATGAATGCACCTGGATCAGTTTGAGCGGCCGCTAACAATTGACCATCGATTGAAGCGATAGAAAAGTCAGCAACGCGAGTCACCAAGAACTCAGCAACCAAGGGAGAGCTTTGGTTGTTGTATGCTGTTCCAAAAGTAGCAGATGCACCTTGAGACAGACCATATACAACAGGAACGGGGAAATATTTTCCTGGAAACTTTTCCTCTTTTTTGATCATCGCCAAAAAAGGGTTGTCTTTATAGGTCAGAAATTGAACTTTTTGATCGTCGTATAGTTCCTTCAGGATTCCTGAAACGGAACTTTGTGTCATAGGGCTTGATGCCATATAAACTTCCTTTGTTAAGATTGTTGTTTATGAAAACAGCAGAATCTTGCCTTCAGTTGTCTATATGGCTGATTGTCTAATCAGACTTGCTAGGATCTATTTTATATCACCACGCAACATAGCTTCTAGTCTAGCTCTCTTTTGTTCCCTTGACTCTTTAACCGGCGCAGTTGATGCGACCGTTGCAGTTGCTTTGTTAGTCAGCGTGGGAACTGGCTTTGCAGCTTGAGGAGTCCTAGACCTTTGTACAGGTTTAGCGGGTTCAGGCGCAGGGGCCGCAGTCTTGGTGATTTTAGCTTGGCGTTTTCGAAGGTTCATAAGGGCCTCATCCTCTGATTCGTAGTATGCCTCAAGGGCCTCAACGGCCTCTCTCATTGCATCGATTGGTGTTAAATTAGGGTCCTGTTTAATGAATTCAAGGACTGTTTCATAGATAGCTTCTTGAGCCACTGGCCCATAGTGGTTGCAAAACTCATATTTTTCCGCATCCTTTTCAACAAATTTGCCAATCTGTTGCTTAAATTCGCCGATAAGGCGCGTGTTTTTTTCAGCTTCAGCTTTAGCTGCAATCTCTTGTTGCTCCTTTTTATAAGCCTCAAGCTGTTCTTGCGCAGCTTTTCTAGCAATTTCCTCAGGCGTTGGCGCCTCTTTAGGTTCTGGAATAAGCGCATTTGCAATCTGCGCATCTGTAAACCCAAGAACCTTTAGCGCCGCAACGGGATCTGTTTCGCGCAGCTTTTCAAATTCACTAATCTGCGACTGCACAGACTTAAGCTTTTCTTTTTCTTCATAAAGCTTTTGTTGTTCTGACTTATATTCCTGCGCTGCTCGCTGCAGCTTTTCTTCGCGCGCTGCAAGTTTTGCAAAGCGATCAGAGTCTAGG